TAAAATTAAAATGCTACTGTTTCTAGGTCTTTAATATTCCAATATTCGCAAGTACCATTTGGTAAAGGTCTTCTAATAATAAATGGTAATTTTTTCTCCTTTAGTTCTAGTTCAGCTATAATATAACTATCAATAATATTTTCAGGAACTTTTATAAATGGTTTCGCACCTGTTTCAATTTGTTTGGCTCTTTGTCCTAATACTCTAGCCCTCTCATACTTAGTTAAGTAAGGAATAGTTCTATGGTTAGGATCAATTATAATATTATCATTATTTCTAACAACTATAGATAATTTTGCAATTTCATCATAATTTTGAATAAAACATTCTGGGTGAAATTCATTTATATAGTTTTTAGTAATTTCATTATCAAATTTTTGTAAATAGCTATCATCGTATTCATCGTCTTCATCGTCTTCATTATCATTATTAATTAATGTTTGTATAGGTTTTTTAGTTTTATTTGTTTTAGACTTTTTTTGTTTGCTTTTAACTTTTGTATTTGGTTCTTCTTCATTATCATCATCACCGCCTCCTATCATTTCATCGTCGTCATCATCGTCGTCATCATCGTCGTCATCATTATCATCATCATTATCATCATCATCAACATCATCATCTTCATCATCGTCTTCAATAGCATCAACATCATCATTATCATCATCATGTTCATCATCGTCTTCAATAGCATCAACATCAACATCAACATCGTCTTCATTATCACCGCCAATAACATTATTAATTTTTGTATTTTTTACTTTATCAGTTTTTTCATAAGATATATCATTATCAGATCCATCATCATTATCAGAACTATCAGAATAGTATTCGTCGTCGCTCATTGTTAATATTATACTAAAGATACTTTTAAATAAAATTAATTCAATTTTCTTTTTTATTAAATAATCAAAAAAAATTATATAAATTTATATATTTTTTAAAAAATATTTAATATAAATTATTATTGTTCATTAGTTTTCCAAACAGTATCGCATGTTGAACATAAATATATATATTTCATGTTAACATCATCATACCTAATATAGATAATTTCTCGTTCTACATTATCTTTATTAGTAGGACAATCGGCATTGGTACACAAAACAGTATTTATACGGGGTAAAGTAGGGTCAAGCTTAGTATACTTATTAATAATATGACTGAAAGATTGCTCGTTTTTTTTAATTTGCATTTTAGTAACACAAACATTTTCTATAGCTAATGATTTATCTTCAGTCCCACAATTACGACAATAATAAACGAGTTCGTTGGCATTATCATTATTAATGCGAATATAATACATGTTAGAACAGTTGCTACAAAAATGCATCTTAATATATAATATACTTTTACAATAAATATTTAACTCAATTTTTTTTAAAAATAAAAATTACATAATTAGATTTGTTTTAATTTTTCAATAACTTTATTATAATCAATAATGACATTCATTCCATAGTAACTAGTTTTTAAAACCTTAGATTGTTTATTATATTCTATATTTTTTTTTTCTGCAAACTCAAGTAATTTATTATAGTTTTGTTGAAAGTTTTGTTTTATAAAAGGATAAAAATATTCAAAAAAATGTATAAAAACGTCGGGTTTTTTGTTTACAATATCACAAACGGCAATATCTAAATTAGCATATTGTATAATTTCATTATAAGGTATCATATCTACATGTGTTTTTTCAACCCCAGGTTCATTTAATAATGGATCTTTACATAGTAAAGTACAAAGTGTTAAAAGTACAGTTGAAATAGTTTGACAAGATGTCCATTGATCGCCTCTCCATGTATTTAAAAGTGAAACACATACTTTTCCACAAACATATAAATTGGGATTAAATCTAATATTATTACTATTAGTAAAATATTTAACTTTTGGAGGGCTATGTGGATAATCATATGGGTATGTAAATTCAAAAAAATAATTTCCGCCGAAATAAGGTGTATCTTCAGGTCCAATAATTAGTGCATATCCTTTTAACATATCAGTATCATCGTGAATATAATATATACCATTATCATTCAATGGATTTTTAATAATTTGTTTAACATCTTGTAATAATCTTTTTATAGTATTTTTGGATAGAACCGTAGTCATTATTAGTTTATTATAAAAAAGTTTTTAAATCTATTTAAAATAATAAAAATATAAAGTCTTTAAATTCAAAATAAATATATAAAGTCTTTAAATTCAAAATAAATATATAAAGTCTTTAAATTCAAAATAAATATATATAAAATTTGTAATTTTTAATTTTAAAAAAATTGAATTAGAAAAATATTAATATATTATATTAACAAATGAATATTTCAATGATAACAGCGTTAGATTATCAAGATTTGAGTGATTTTTTAGCAAAGCATCGCGCTACTGATAAAGAAACAACCCCCACTCATACAAGAATTCCAAATAAAGAATTAAATATTTATGGAGGTGCATATATTATTCCACCGGAAGAATTATCTATATTTAATAAGCTATATTATGATAATATTTTTACAAAAAATAGAAAAGAATATTTAACGGAAAAACAATATGGTAATGCCATAGGAATTGATTTTGACTTTAGATACAAATATGATGTGGAAAGTAGACAACATACAAAAGATCATATAATAGATATGATTGATGGATATTTAGAACTAATGAAAGAACACTTTATATTTAATGCTTCATCAAAATTTGATATATATATATTTGAAAAACCAAACGTAAATAGGTTAGCTGATGGGTCGTTAACAAAAGATGGTATACATATGATAATCGGGTGTAAAGCAGATTTTACTATTCAAACTATGATACGAGAACGAATGTTAACAAAAATAGGAACAATATGGGAATTACCCATTACCAATACATGGGATTCCGTTTTAGATGAAGGAATAAGTAAAGGTGTTACAAACTGGCAGTTATTTGGTTCAAGGAAACCTGGCAATGAAGCATACGAATTTGTCCAACATTATACTATTTCATATGATGAAAGTGACGGCGAATTTATGATGGAAGAGAAAAAAATAGTAGATTTTAATATGAAAGAAGATTTTTCAAAGCTATCTATACAATATGTTTCAAACCCCGAGTTTGGATTGAACCCAAAAATCTTAGATGAATATAATAAAAGGTTAACAAAAATAGGTAATATAAGTGTAAAAAAAACAAATAGTAAAACAAAAATGAAATTATTAGTTATAAATAATAATGAAAATAATAACGATGAAGATTATATTTCAATAAATGATATAAAAGATAAAGAAACATTAGATAAAGCATTATTAAATATATTTAAAACTCTTGGTCCAAATGATTATGAAATAAAAGAAACTCATGAATTTACACAAATTTTACCCGAAAAATATTATGAAGCTGGGTCTCACCTATTAAATAGGCAAGTTGCTTTTGCTTTAAAGCATACAGATGATAGATTATTCTTAAGTTGGATTAAATTGAGAAGCAAAGCAAGTGATTTTGACTATAATGATATTCCAAATAAGTTTCTTGAATGGAAAAAAATGCATAGGTCAAATAGTTCAGGTGATGCTGTTACAAAACGTTCTATTATGTATTGGGCAAAAAAATCAAATTTAAATGAGTATGAAAAAATAAAAAATCAAACAATAGATTATTATGTAGAGAAATCTTTAGAAACATGTGCAGAATATGATTTAGCCGAGATTTTAAAGCAAATGTTTAAAGACAAATATGTTTGTGTAAGTTATGAGAAAAAAGGTATTTGGTATGTATTTAAAAACCATAGATGGGTTACCGATAAAGGGTTATCGTTAAGAAGTAAAATATCCAAAGAGTTATATGATTTGTTTTCGCATAAATCAGACCAAATTTATTCAGAAATATTAGAATATAATGATGAAGACCCTAGAGTAGAACTTTTAAAGAAAAAAACAGCAAAAATAAATGAAGTAAAAATAAAACTAAAAAAAACTTTAGATAAAGATAAGATATTACGTGAGTCGGCTGAAATCTTTTATGATGATGAATTTTATAAAAATATGGATAGAAATAAATATTTATTATGCTTTAGTAATGGAGTTGTAGATTTTAAAAATAAGATTTTTAGAGAAGGATACCCAGAAGATTATATTACAATGACAACAAAAATCGCATATATACCTAATACTACAGACGATATTGAAATTAATAAAACAAAAGAAAATATATATGTATTTATGAATTCATTATTTCCAATTAAGGATTTGAATAGATATATGTGGGAACATTTAGCTTCTTGTTTAATAGGTTCTAATAAAAACCAAACATTTAATGTTTATCATGGTAGTGGAAGTAATGGTAAGTCTATTTTGACAGATTTAATGTCACTTACGTTAGGAGAATATAAAGGTACAGTACCAATTTCACTAGTTACGGATAAAAGAACTTCTATAGGTGGAACTTCAGATGAAGTTTTAAAATTAAAAGGTAAAAGATATGCTGTAATGCAAGAACCTTCAAAAGGAGTGAAATTAAATGAAGGAATTATGAAAGAACTTACTGGAGGAGATCCAATACAAGCAAGAGGTTTATATTCAGAATCAGAAATTTTTGAACCACAGTTTAACTTGGTAGTTTGTACAAATAATTTATTTGATATTCAAAGTAATGATGATGGAACTTGGAGACGTATTAGAAAAACAGATTTCGTATCAAAGTTTATTGATGAAGGCGAAACACATACAGATGAAACAGAATATGTATATACAAAAGATAAGGATTTAAAGGATAAATTACCGCAATTTGCGCCAGTTTTTGCCAGCATGTTAGTACAAATTGCATTTGAAACTGAGGGCTTAGTAAAAGACTGCGAGACAGTAATAAATGCTTCTAAAAAATACAGAAATGGTCAAGATCATATTGCAGCATTTGTAGCTGAAATGATTATTCATACAAAAACAAAAACAGATAAAATTGGAAAAGGAGGTATAATGGCAGCATTTAAGCAGTGGTATGAAATGACACAAGGTACTAAACCAAATATCAAAGGACAAGAACTATATGACTATATGAATAAAAAATTCGGTAACTGTAATATTAGAGATAATAAATGGGTTGGTATTACGTTCATGGAACCTACTGAAGATGATGATGAAGATTTATAAATAAAAAATATATATTTTATATAAAAAATAAATATTTTTTTACCAATTAAGAGTTTTGGTTTCTTCTAATATAATTTTTTCATTATTATTTGGCGGTTCAATTGTTAAATGTGCATTTTTTGGTAAATAACTATAAATATAACTAAATATAACTAAGATCAAATCTAATAAGTATGCAGAAATAAATGGCAAAATTATTAAACATACACAAATAGCTAATCTATATTTCCAACCAAAACTAGATGGATAAACAACAGATAAAATTGCAAAACATATAGCAAAAATAATATATATCACTAAAAGTACATAATACCATAAACTTAAATTACTAATTCCTTGATCTTCATAATATGTTTTTCTCTCGTTTGTTAAAATATCAGATGAACTATCTTTAAAACTAATATATAACTCATCATTTTCTTTTTCTAAATTATAATAAAGATCATACACATATTTTAAATTATTTTCAAGTTTTGAAAAAGTTTGTATTTCACTATAAACAGTATCCGTTTCAGCATTAAAATTAGCTTGAAAAGAAGAAACATCTGTTTGTGCTTGAGAAGTAGACTGCTGGTTAGCTAATGCATTATATGCTTGCGTTCCTTGTGTATATGTAACATAATTTTTTTCGGCAATTTCAAGTTTTCCTGGTGCAGTATCTAAATTTACTTGAGCATTTAAATATTCTTGTTTTAATTTATCAGTTTCTTTTTGTTTTTGACATTCTGTACCACACGATATTGTTTCTGTAGCCCGTTTTAAAAAAGAATTAATATCATTAACATTAAATGTATCTCCCATGCTTATTTATATTATACAATTATAAGATTTAAAAAATAAAATTATTTATATTTATAGTTTATAAAACTATCGCTTTGTTTTGGTTTTATTAAATTATCACCATCAATTGTATAATCAGGTTTATGTTTTCCTGAATTTTTAATAAAGATATTATTAACCATAGTTTCAGTCATAGTTGAAAATCCAGAAGTAGTATCAGTAACAGTAGAATCTCCGACACATTGATTTAATGTAGTATCAAATGTTTGACCACTTGAGCAACAGTCATCGCCAATACAAGTACCAATATCAAGATTAGTAGCCCATGGATTATCCGTTTTACCATTAGCTGATGGCGCCCTACTCGGATCAAAGAACCAATCAAACTCCTGATAATTCATACTACTACGTGAAATTGTTGATAACCACTTCATACCAAAGAAAACTATACCAATTAAAGATATTACAACTACTAAGCCAGTATAAATAGAATTAGGTATAATTCCTCTATTTTTTAAAAATATTAAAATAATAATTGGAATTAAAGTACAAATTATAATTATCATTAAGGATGAATGGTCAGCATATTTTTCGCCAAAATAATCATTAATTTGAACAAGTCTTATTTTATTATTTTGTTCTTGTGCTAAATCAGCAACATATGATTTTGATTCATTTAATTGTTGTTCTACAACTTTAACTGCATCTGTTTGTTCTTGTAATGTACCAACAGAAGAATTTAAAGCACTTTGAAAAAAACTATTAACACCGCTTAATGTTTCATATAAGTTAATACGCATATTTGAAAGTTGGTTCATTTTTTCAACAATATCCTCTTGTTCTTCAGCAGTTAAACTTGTATCTGTTTC